CCCATCGGGTTGCCGATCTCCTCGGCGAGGCCGCTTACATCCTTCTCACCCCCCCCGACAAAAATGGAACCCAACAAAAATAAGAGCGCCCTCGGCGGCGGCTACTTCATCCCAAACAATGACTGGGAAGCGCTTGCGGATGTCCTAGACCAGATTGCCGCTGACACCATCAAAGGTTCGGCCGCTGGGTCACCCCGGCGCATCCTCGCCCTGCGCCTCCGTGGTGTGGCTGACTTCGCCCGCGACCCCCTCAACGAGGCCAAGATCAAATGAGCCACCCTATTGCCCTGCTGTCCTATGTTGGCGCCGCCTTCCTGGCGGGCCGCGACGATGCCTACCGCTCCACGATGGCCCACTACCACCTTGTGGACGCCGTGGGACAGGTGGAGAGCGGGATGAACCACTACGCCGTAGGGGACGGCGGCGCCGCCGTGGGCGCTTGGCAGATGCACCCGGCCGCCTGGATTGACGGCAACCGCCAATTGAAAAAAGAAGGCCAGAAGATGTACCCTCGGGGGGACTATATGAACCCGAAGGCGTCGCGGGCCGTGGCTTCGGCTTACCTCCGCTTGTGCGGCGCCCGCTTGCGGGAGGGAGGGGTGGTTAATCCTTCTCCCCAGCAGTACTACCTCTGCTTTTCGATGGGTTACCAGGCGTTCAAGGACGCTGGTTTTGACTCAACCCGATGCCCCAAGTCCAAGGTTGACGCCGCCATCCGGGTTGGGCATATCTTCGGGAATGCCACCCAGTAACGAACATTATTTTCGTCTGCTCCAAGATCAAAACAACGAACTAGAAGAAATGTGTTCCTTACAAGCGCAGGAAATGGAGAAACTCCAAGCCGAGGTATCGGCATATAAAAAGAAACTGGCCGCATCAAAGAGGGCCGGGGAGCGTCTTCATGCCTTCATTGACGAACTGATCTGTGCCGACCTAGTTCACGATGAGTTACTCGATAAGGCTAACAAGGTCTCGGATAACTGGGAAGTAAAAGGCCGATGAAGTGCTACATCGCCATCGACCCAGGCGCCTCGGGCGGCCTTGCTGTATATAAAAATAAATCCGTAGAGGCTTACCCCCTGCCGTCATTGAACTCCGATGAGTTGTTTGAGATCACGAACAAGAGCGCCGAAGATGCCTTTGAAAAGTTTACCATTATCATCGAGGATGTACCGAAGTTCGCAGGGAGGATGATTCCATCTTCGTCCACCGCGACCCTGCACTTCGGCTACGGCTACCTCTGCGGCCACTTTGAGGCCCGAGGTTACCGAGTCATCAAGGTGCCGCCGCAGACCTGGCAGAAGACCATCGGCATCGGTAAGAAGGGAGACCTGTCCTCTGCCCAATGGAAGCGCAAGTTACGCGACGAGGCCCAGCGCCGCCACCCGGCGCTCAAGGTCAGCCTTTTAACAGCAGACGCTCTTTTGCTTCTTGACCACGCCCTACAACATAACCTTTAATCAAAATCCAATGCTAAAAAAACTCAACAAACAGCCACCCGCCAAGATCATCGCCTCTATCCCAGACACCGCTTATATGGTATCCAAGGACGGCCGAGTATTCCGTGAACTCAAGCCCACGGTCATCCAGGAGCGCCATTACTACAACATTGTCCTTGAGGGCGTCCTGCGTCGCGTCTCCAAGAAGGAACTCATCGAGGTTGCCTCAAATGTCTGACGAGATCATCCCAGTCCCGGCCGCAGGCCTCGATGTGTACGATAGGATTAACGACCCTATGGCCGCCATCAAGACCCTGGGGGGGGCTATTTTTAAGTCAGGCATCTTCGGCCTCGATAAGCCCGAACAGGGTGAGATTCTGGCGATGCAATGCTTTGCCGAGCGCAAGTCCCCGCTGGAGTTGGCCCGCACCTATCACTTTATCCAAGGCCAGTTGGCAATCCGTTCGGACGCCCTGCTTGCAAAGTTCCATCAGGCTGGCGGCACCGTCACCTGGACCACCCGGTCTGACACCGAGGTTATTGCCAAATTCCAGCGTGGCGTATCCTACGCAAACATCGTTGCCACGATTGATGAGTACATCGCCAACGGCACGGCCACCAAGGCTGACGGCAAGACCCTCAAGGACAACTGGCGCAAGTGGCCTCGTCGGATGCTGACCGCCCGCGCGATCTCCGAGGGCGTCCGTCTCATTGCGCCAGAGTGTTGCTTTGGCGTCTATCTAGCCGAGGAGATTGAGTCCAAGAATTTAGAAGTTGTCCCCACTACCCTTGCGGAGATCATTCCTCCGGGCAAGGTAAGCCAAGCCATTGCGCTCCTTGTCAAGGCGGGCCATCTTACCGATGGCGATACCCTAGATGATGTGTCCGCTGATACTGTTGCCTCCATTCTCAAGAAGCCCCAGGCTTTCCTCGACGCCCTTAACAAGTCCCTATGAACCTAGATCACTACAACGATATCGTTGCGCTTAATTACAGCGGTTGCAAAACCCTGTTGCGCTCACCTTGCCACTATAAGGCTTGGCTCACGGAGGATAAAAAAGATTCTCCCGCCTTCCAGATGGGTAGGCTTGTTCACCTCGCCGCCCTCCAGCCTGAACTCCTTACCGAGCGGGTTGCTGTTGCCCCCGATGTGGATCGCCGCACCAAAGATGGCAAGGCTACCTATGAGGCGTTCCTGGTCAGCCGTGGAGACCGCACCGAAGTTGTCTCAAAGGATATGTTCGATGATGTTATTCGGATTGCTACGGCCGCCCGACAGACGCTCATCAATCTTAACCTTACTGAATGGCAGACCGAGATGGGTTGCGTCCTTAACATCAAGCCATGCGTAACCATCAAGGGCCGTCCTGATCTCATCGCCAAGGACGCTGATGGCAACCTTGTCATCGTTGACCTGAAGACAACCCAGGACGCCAGCCCTGCGGCTTTTGCCAAGGATGTTGCCAACTTCAAGTACCACCTCCAGGCGGCATTCTATATGCGCCTCACCGGGGCGAAGAAGTTTGTCATCGTTGCCCAAGAAAAAGATTTGCCCTGCGCTAATAGGGTGTACACCCTTGATGAAGCCGCAATTGCCGAAGGTAACCGATTGATGGAAGAGGGCATCGCTCTCTACTCTCAATGCATCACCTTCGACTCTTGGCCGTCCTATTCCAAGGATGTCACTACGCTCTCCCTCCCCAAGTGGGCCATTTCCACCAACCAGTAATACCAACCAAGCACACATATGTCATTCAAGTTCAACCCCAACGCCGCTGAAGAAAAGAAGTACATCAGCAAACCCGGCACCTACGAGGTCATCGTGAAGTCCTTCACGGCCCAGTATATGCCGCCCCGAGCCGACTTCTACGCCCGCATCGCCCTGGCTAACGCCGAAGGCGAAGTGGTCTTCTCCGATCTCTTCTCCAAGCCCGAGAAGAACGGTGAGTACAACCGCCTCAACGAGTATGTCGCCGCCACCGCCTCCAAGGAGGAGATCAACGGCTACATCGAGCGTGGCGAGTTCGAGATCGATGAGGAGTGGGTCAAGGCTGTCGTTGAGCGTTCCATCGGCCGTCGCCTCAAGGTGAAGGTCACCGAGCGCAAGTACATGAAGAAGGACGGCACCGAAGGCGTGGCCTACCAAGGCTCGTTCTTCGTGCGCCTCCCCAGCGGCCCCGAAGGCAACCCCTTCTAATCCAGATGTCGGCTCCTGCCACCCAGCCGACCCTGCGTCCGTATCAAGAGCAAGCCGTCCAGGCTTGCGTTGATGCGTTGTCCAAGGCCGTCAACCCGCTACTGGTCGCACCGACCGGGGCGGGCAAGACGGTGATGGCTTGCGAACTTATGCGCCGTTGGCAGACGGCCACAGGTCGCGAGTGCTACTTCTTCGCTCACCGCGAGGAACTACTTTCCCAGGCTCAAGCCGCGATGGATCGCTTCGGCGTCCGTGGCAAGGCTCTGTCCGTATTCAAGAAGCAGTACGATGACTATCCCGGCCGAGTGGACGCCCTGTGCGTCTTTGACGAAGCCCACCACGCTGTAGCCACATCCTGGAAGAATGTCTCCGACACATTCCAAGGCCCAAAGGTGGCGATTACGGCAACGCCTGACCGACTGGACAACCAGCGCCTAGAGGGTGCAGGGTTCACCCAAGTCCACCAGATTGAGATCCAGCGCCTCATTAAAGACGGCTACCTAGTCCGTCCGATGGCGCAGAAACTACCGCTGTCAATCTGCGACAACATCATCGAAAATTACGACGACGCCATTGAGGCTGTTGCCAAGTCGGTGGTAGATCAGTTTGTCCATTTTAACCGCCAGCGGGCGATGGTTTTCCTCCCTAGTGTGGATTGCTCCAGGCGCTTCAGCGCCGAACTCCGTAAGTTGGGCTATGACTCCTCCCACCTAGACGGCACATCGGGCAAGTTGCGCGGGCTGTCAGTTGATGATTTCAAGGCTGGCCGCACTAGGTTTATGTGCAATGTTGCGCTCTTCACCGAAGGCTTCGATTGCCCAGAGGTTGACTGCGTTGTCCTTCTCCGTGAGACCAAGTCGCGCGCCCTGTGGTCGCAGATGATCGGCCGTGGCCTCCGTACCTCTCCGGGCAAGACAGACTGCCTTATCCTCGACCCTATGTGGGTTAGCGGTACGCACACCCTCGCTCCAGGGGACGCCTTTACCCAGCACCCAGAATCCCGGTGCGCCCAGCGCCTTGGCCTATCAGACCCCCTAGGGGATGCTGAAATGACCGACCAAGATGCCGAGCAGAAGTTGCTTGAGAAGATCAAGCGCATCGAGCGTCAACAGGCCAAGGAAGAGGCCAAGCACCTAGGACTGCTTGACCTATCCGTGGTCACCCCGCTCTTCGGCTTCACGCCGCCCCCCACAGAGTCCACGGTCTTAATGACCCAGGGGCAGAAGAACATCCTAGAGCGCTACCAGATTCACGCTCCTGCTGATCTCCCGATGGAACACGCCGCCTACATCATCCACAAGATGACTGAGCGCCAGCGCCTCGGTCTTGCTACGGCGAAGCAAGTCCGCAAACTCCGTCAGTTCGGCCACCGCAGGGCTAACACATACACCATTGACCAAGCCAGCAAGGCTATCGGTACCGATTGGCGTATCTCCGGGCGCACCCGCCCTAGACACATTTTACGATGAATGACGAAGAATTGCTGGACACCATCACTCGCCAACGCCTTGCTATCTACCACCAGGAGCGTCGTATTGAAGCCCTAGAAAAATCCCTTTACCAAGCCACCCAAATGAACCCAAACGACATCATCAACCAAGCCTTCATCCAGTTGCAGACGAGCAACTCGCTGGCGGCTTCCAAATCCCGCATCGAGCAGTTGGAGAAGGAGAACTCTCTCCTCAAGTCTCGCGGCGGCGTCCTGTGCCAGATTGTTACCGATCTTTCGCACTACGCCCCGCCTAACGCTGTCACGGAAGCCGTGGTCAAGGAGGCGCTGAAGAAGTGGTATGAAACAAATGTCTGATAGCATCAACGCCAGCCTAGCGGCTAGTGTCCTGCGCCTGGGCTACGAACTTCGCGATATGGCGAAGGAGTTGGAAAAGGCTAAACGCCTTGCCGAGTCCCTGCGCGAGGCTGGCGATGAAATCTGGTACTGCTACCGCCACCGGGAGCCGCTGGCCGACGCCATCGCCGAGTGGGTGGAAGCGCGCGATGGCCTCAAGGGAGACCACCCTCCAGAGGGTCACGGACTATGATTCACGAATTCCGTAACCCCATCCTAGTTGAGACTCCTCTCGGCTACGGTATGCTAATCTATGTCCGCGACGGCGGGTCATTCTCAAATGATGTCTTTGCCGTTGTCCTGGACAATGACGGCGTCATCCGACATATGACCACAGATCAATTTAAGTTGGTACGCAATGACACCTTTGGCATCCGTACCAATGATGAGTGACATCTTAAAATTGCTGGAAGAAATCGCGCGCCTAAAGGCCGAGCGTGTCCATGACCTTAACCAGATTGGTGGACTGCAAGAGGAGAACCTTCGCCTTCAAACTGAACTCAAGTTCGCCGAGCATCGGATGATCTCCCTTGCAGAGGCGCTGGCCGACACCCGCCTGGGCTATCAAAAGAAGATTGAAATCCTCAAGGAGAAGCGTTCCTATCTGAAGCGTGACCAAGGCTCGCACAAAAAAGATAACCAAGGAAAACCTTCCAGAACTGGAAGAAAGGGCGAAAGCATTGGGGATAAGCCTAGAGAAAGCGGAGGAACTTATTAATGTCCCAACCTTTGTCAGCCCCGAACAAGTCCCGCGAAAGCGCCGTAAGCCGAAAGACCAATGGCCTCCCGGCCTTGGGTCGGGCGATCATGGCGGCCAAGAAGGGGAACCACTCCTTCGTGATGATGAGCCTTGAGGCCGCCCAGGCTATTCACACTATTACCAAGGTTATTCACAAGAACGCCTACCAAAGAGATTACCAAAAGCGCTACCGATCTTTCAAGAAGACTAGACTCAAGGCCAAGGTATGAAGTCTATCTCGCAAGGCTCTGGCTGGCGGCGGTTTATGGCAGTTGGATGCTCTCACGGCATCTACGCAGACCCAAAGGCCATTGCCGCCGTCCTTGCGTTTAAGAAGGAATTCAAGCCACACACAATCATTCACCTAGGTGACTTTACCGATATGTCCGCTCATATGGGTTCTGCGAATGGCGAAGGCGATGCCATCGCCCCCGACCTAGATGGTGGCCTAGAGTTCATCCGTCAACTTGGCGCCAAGGTGGTCATCGAAGGCAACCACGAAGCCCGCCTCCGTCGGGATCTACACTCTAGCAACCAACTACGAGTCCGAGCGGCCGAGACATCCCTAGAGGCCATCCAGGCTACCTGTTTAAAACAGGACGCCCTCTACATCCCCTACACCGGGGTCTGGCAAGTCTACAAGTTGGGCAACTATACCTTTACGCACGGCACTATTTACAACGAGAATTCCGCTCGCGACATGGCTGAGATGTACGGCAATGTGATCTTTGCCCATACCCACAAGACCATGCAACAGGTTGGGCGCCGCATCGATTCGCCTATCGGCATCAGCGTTGGTACGCTTACCCGGCGCGGCGCGATGGATTATGCCAACACCCGCCGTTCTACGCTTGGCTGGAGCCAAGGTTTCGTCTACGGAGAGTACAACGATAACTCACTTCACCCGACGCTCCACACCCACGACAACGGCGAACAATGGCACCTTCCAAATCAGAAGCGCAAAGACTTCTAGACCTCATCCATCAGGAGAGGTTGTCCGAGGGGGAGAAGATTCCACCTGGATTCTTTAACACAAATGAGTGGGCGAAGGAGTGGGGCGTAAGGAGATCGTCTGCCGAAAGATTTATTGTTATTGGGGTGGAAAAGAAATTAATGGAAAAGAAAGTTTTTAGGGTTGCCACCAATGGTAGGTATTGCAGGGTTGCGTACTTCAGAGCCACCAAATGAAACCTATCTGCTTTAAGATTCGGGGCGGCGTTGAGCGTGAAGACGGCTCGCGCGGTTCCACAAACATCGGCAAGATGGCCGGGAAGGGATACCTCGGAAGCGAGGATAAAGCCTTCACGGTTATCTCCACACAAGATCAATACCTTTTCTCTGGACAGGGCGATGGATCTTACTCATACCCTTTTAACAAGCCACCCATGACACCCAAAAAATTAAAATACCTTTCGCTGTTCAGCGGCATCGAGGCCGCCAGCGTAGCCTGGGAATCACTCGGCTGGGAGCCTGTTGGCTTCTCTGAGATTGAGCCTTTCCCTTCGGCCGTACTCAAGCATCACTTTCCCAACACACCCAACTATGGCGACATCACAAAATGGAAAGACTGGGGACTCACCCCAGGCTCAGTTGACCTTGTTTGCGCTGGAAGCCCCTGTCAGGCCTTCAGCACCGCAGGCCTCAGAAAAGGATTGGATGATCCTCGTGGCAACCTGGCCCTCGTCACCCTTGGACTTGTTGAATTTCTTAAACCCAAGTGGTTCATTTGGGAAAATGTCCCCGGCGTCCTTACATCTGGAGGGGAACGAGGAGCAGGGTCAGACTTTGCGGCCCTCCTCACAGCGCTGGGGGACATCGGGTATGGGTGGTCATACCGCATCATTGACGCTCAACACTTCGGGGTGGCACAGCGAAGACGGCGAGTCTGGCTATGCGGCTACCGCGACCCTGTCACAGGTGCTGGAGACTGGCGCACTCCCGCCGCAGTACTTTTTGACCGCGAAAGCCTGCGCTGGAATCCTTCGCAGGGCATCGGCTCGCGGCAAGCCTCTCCCAGAAATGCTCCGAAGGGCGCTGGAGAAGAAGGTAGCCGAGGGTGCTTCTGGGACGGAGGACAAGTAACGCAGACGCTCGACGCCGTTCTAGCGAAGGGCCAGACAATGCCCGAGAAGAACCGCTTCCCGGCCGTCCTAGTACCCGAGCCTGTTGTCCTTGATCGTGCGGCATTCAACCAGGGCGCCAACGCCCAGTACGAACCTCACATCAAGCAGGAGGAGCAGATGGTCACTTTGGTTGCCAAAGGGCCACACGCCGTGGGACAGCCTATCCCTATCAACACGGAGAATATGTCCCCGAGTTCAACCTCTTGGGGTAACACCATCGGTGAGCCGGGAGACCCGCAGTTCGCCATCACGAAGTCCCATTGCCAAGCCGTTGCACAGCCTGTGGTCACTTCGGCGCTTACAACTGCCAAGGGGTCGCGCGGTGGATGCTCCGATGAAGCAATTGATGAGATCACTAAAGTTGCACAGGCAAGCAATTATGAGATGCTTGTGAGAAGGCTCACAGAAAAGGAATGTGAGCGACTCCAGGGCTTCCCAGATGACCACACCAAGATTCCGTGGAAGGGTAAGCCCGCTGACGCTTGCCCCGCTGGCCCTAGGTACAAGGCCATTGGTAACTCCTGGGCAGTCCCTTGTGCGAAATGGATTGGCGAACGCATTGCGATGATTGAGACTATCCAAGATGAAGCGAAAAACAAAACTAGCCAAGGAACGAGCGAGGCTTGAGCCTCGCAAGTCCTTCGACAAGGCCATCGTTGGCAAAATGCCAAACGGAATCCTCATCTATAGTTTCCATTCTCTGGTCAAGATTCTAATCGAAACAAACGAAAGTTGGGACGATGAGATGGCTAGGGATTGGATTGATTACAATATCGCTTGTCTGCCATTGGTGATCAACTACTACAAGTAGACCACAATGACAGCCCAAGACCGAGTCAAGGGGGCGAGAGCCTACCTTGCTAAACTACCTCCCGCTGTCTCTGGACAGGGTGGGCATCCAGCCACCTACCGGGCGGCAAGTATCCTCGCCCACGGATTTGAACTGGGCTGGGACGATGCGTGGTCTCTGCTTCAGGAGTGGAACCTCTCGCATTGCGCCCCAGCCTGGGGTGAGAAGGATCTGCGCCACAAGTTGAACGACGCCTATGTGAAGCCGCACGAACGCCCGAAGGGTTGGCTCGGCAAGCAGGAGCGCTCGGTTGGCTCCAATGGTCGGATGATGTTCGACCCTAAGCGCGTGGCTGAGATTGCCTTTGGCGCTATGCCTATCAGTACGGCTGACCTACTGCTCGCCGCCTTCAAGGATGACGAGATGGTCTGCATCACCAATGAGGCTGGGCAGAATGACGACGGCAAGTACTTCCCGGCCAGCAAGGGCAACTTTCTTACGCGAGCCGAATGGATCACCCGCTTCTTTAGCCCAGACGCCAAGGGCAAGAAGCACTACCAGCAGTCCGAGCAGGGCGCTTGGATTCGCATCAATCCTTTCAAGCCAGATGACTTCAATGGCACGGACACCTCGGTATCGGCTTATCGCCATGTGCTGGTTGAGTTCGATAAGAAGAGCCGGGACGAACAGATTGCCATCTTCCACCAGTCCAACCTTCCTATCACGGCGCTCATCGAGTCTGGCGGCAAGTCAGTCCACGCCTGGGTGAAGGTGGATGCCGAGACCAAGGAGCAATGGGAGGAGCGTCGTAATACGGTGTATGACTTCCTCACCGATCACGAACCAGACCCGCAGAACAAGAACCCCTCCCGCTGGTCTCGCCTAGGCGGCGTGATGCGTGGCGAGAAGGAGCAGAAGGTTCTGGCGCTCAAGGTGGGCGCCGATGACTGGGACTCTTGGGTTATCTGGAAGGACGGCCAAGACCTCCCCGACGAACTGCGTACCGACTTCCTAGAGACCTACGATACCCAGCACGACCCTAACCACATGATCGGCCACGGCCGCTGGCTGTGCCGTGGTGGCTCCCTGCTCATCACCGGGCAGTCTGGTATCGGCAAGTCCTCCTTCACAATGCAGACGGCTTGCTCTTGGGCGCTGGGTCGCGAACTGTTCGGCATCCCGGTCAAGCGAGCGCTCCGAGTAGGCGTCATCCAGGCTGAGTGCGATGTGGGTGACCTTGCCGAGTCCTACCAAGGCGTGACCTCGGCGATGAACCTGTCCAGGGAGGACAAGGTACTCCTGCGTGAGAACCTCCGCTTTTTCACCGAGACCACCAAGACTGGCAAGGACTTCGCTGACCTCGTCCGCAAGATTGTGGTACGGATGAAACTTGATGTCATCTTTTGCGACCCGCTTCTTTCGTATGTAGGTGGGGATCTATCCAAACAGGAGGTGGCATCCCACTTCCTCCGTAATCTTATCCAGCCCATCCTCAAGGACACCGGGTGCATCATCGTCTTTACCCACCACGAAGGTAAGCCCAAGCCCAAGGAGGTTACCGACGGCCAGACCATTAGCGATATGGCATACAGCGGCCTTGGGAGTTCCGAACTCGTAAACTGGGCGAGGGCGATTATCAATGTCCGTCGCGAGTCAAAGGACTACCCGATCTTCTCTTTCAACCTGACCAAGCGTGGCAAGTTGGCCGGGATGCGGATGCCCGACGGCAAGCCCACCCTGTCCATCAAGTTGCGCCACGCCGAGGGCAAGGTACTCTGGGAGGTTGCGCCGCTGTCATCCAAGTTTGAACTCCTCAAGGTTGGGGAGCAGTACGCTCACTTCGCCTCCAAGCCTTGCACCTCCAGGGGGGCTATGATCAAGGAACTGGAAACGGACTATGGCCTAGACCAAGACCAAGCCGCCGCCCTCATCAAGGCGATGATCACTAACGGCATCATTACGCCCAAAAAGGTGGGCGCCGCCCTGTTTTACACAGGAACTGCCCTATCATAATGACAAAAAGGTACCGCCAAGGCGTTATCGTAGACCTGTTGGTGTCCTGCTATTCCCCTTTTGCCCCCAAACCCGCCATCCAAGCGCCAGCCCCATCATCAAGGAAGCCACGCTCAGGGCAACGGCGATGTCGCGTGAAGCCCGAAGGGCAAGGGTTGCCTCGGACAACTGACGCTCGGTCTTGAGGTCATCGGACTTGATACCGCTATCGGTGATCAGCATAACCATCGCCTCGGTTGAGGAGAAGGCGCTCAAGACCCCATCGACAACGGTAGTCGTGTAGACGGCGCACAGGGTGGCGATGCCAAGGATAATCCCTGCGGAGATCAGCAGATTGTTATCCGCGCTTCTTGGCTGGTTTCTTTTTCGCATTGGGCTTAACGGATGACACTTCCTTTTCGCCACGCGCTTTGATGTAGCGCAGGACATAGTCCAGCACTTCTGGCGCGGCGTACCCGGCGGCGCCAACTGCGGCGAAGCGGAGTGGGGTAGATTGGATGTGTTCGGCCACAGCCCAGCCAACGAAGGCGGCGGTTATAGCGGCGGCAAATATGCGACGGAATACCCACCCAGGCGAGACCGGGTCGGTAGAGAGGAGGAGGCGAGCCACCATAGCGGCCGAGCCTAGCGCGGATGCGATGACCCCATCCTTTACTACCTGTTGGTAGTCGTCTGGGTTACTGGGGGGAGGGGGGGACATCGTTATTGACCGAGTCCCTAACTTTATCCCAGAGCCAGTAGATGCCCAGGCCAGCGACGGCGAGGAGCGTACCACCAGCAATGTAAGCGAAGTAAGGGGAATCGATGATAAAGGGAATGGCGCCGCAGAAGGCTCCAGCCAGAAGGATGGGGATACCGATGCGGGGGGAGGCAAAGGCACAGGCTAGGCCACCGATCACGGCGAGGCCCGCACCTGTCAGCGTCCAGATGTTATTACTGGCTTCCTGTTTAACGCGGACGACCTCCTGCGTTAATTCCTCGATGCGCTTGTCCTTCAGTCCAGAGACCCGCTTGGCCTCGGCAGAGTCTGCCTGAACCTTAGCCCAGTCGGCGTCTATCTTGGTGAGGAGTTTCTTCCCAAAGGCTTCAGCCTGGGCGTAGTCCTTCTGGTCGGCCTTGGTAGCCCGCTGGCGGGCAAGCGCTAGTTCCTCTGGCTTGGGAACCGGGAGATAGGAAAGGGCAACGCTGGTCTCAGCCTTGACCACTTCTGGCTTGGTGGAGTTCTCGCGGGCTACGGAGATAGAAGCGGCCACCTTCTGATCGGCCGTATCCCACTCCTTGCCAACCGTGGCAACGATGCCCTCGTTAGTAGGGGCGTCGGGTTGCTTGGGGAGATCAGAAGTCGTAGCGCACCCAACCAGCAGGACAACTGGAAGGGTGCGCCACATGGGATTACTTCTTGCCCTTGAGGGCATCCAGGAGTTCTTTGCTCTTGGAGAGTTTGGAACTGTCGGCGTTTTTGACGCCAGCAATAAAGCCACCGATGAAGCCGATGACCAGGGAGATGAGCGCGAGGATCATAAATTAAGCGGGGCGAAGACCGAGACGGTAGTTGGTTCCGTTGATGGTGACTAGGAGGTCTAGGGTGTCTGAGCCTCCAGTATGTGCGGCGGTAGCCGTCGGGTTGAACACCAGTCCGTTGAACGAGATGCCGTTGGCATCAACCTTGATGGCCGCAGTAGCGTCCGGGGCGACGCCTACGCCAACCTTGCCGTTCGCATCGATGACGAATGGCGTAGCGTCTGGCGATACGCTGTCCTCAACAACCAACGCTGGGCCTGTGCCTTGCTGGTTGATGCGGAATGCGTTGACCGCAGAGTTCACCGTAATCGCTTGCCCTTGGGTGAACTGGTTTGTCGTGTTGGTGTTGGCTACGGCTTTTGTGATACCATCCCAAGACTTGTAATTGATATTAGCACCAATCCAAACATCTCCAGCGACAGTAGTAGTCGGTGCAGTAAGTTGCGATCCGATGTTAATCGGCGCGGTCGTGGCCGTGACTGTCGTGTTGACCTTCCCAGTAAAGGTAGCACCAGCAAGCAGGGCGTATCCAGAAAGTTGGCCTGTGGTAGCGTAACCTTGGCTGGTAACCCAGGTTTGCGAGGCAATCGTCTTTACCCCGCCGCCTTGATAGAAAAAATCCGTACCGTTGAACCAGAAATCGCCGGTGCTTGGCTGATTAGGAACAAAAGTATCAAAATTAAAACGAGCAGAGAAAAACATTCCATCGGGACTACTCCCACCCGTAATTAAAAATCGGCCAGTATTGGAGTAGTTGTCCCAACTGATATCGCTGGTAAGGCCAGTTAAAGCGGGCGGTGGAACAGAAGTGAGATAGCCCTGGGACTGAACCCACGACTCCGTAGCGTATCCAGTAGGATCGAACGAAGTGGCCGCAGTAGTCTGAGTGGTTCCGTCAAAGAACTTTAGTCCATATACTGAGAACCCGCCTTCTTGCAGTTGGTCATTCCAAATACGGACTCCGCTGACACCATACTGACAACCTTCCCCAGATATGTTGTGTGTCTGAGAGAAGAAAATACTACCTTCGTTTAGATAAGCATAATTAGTGTTTGATGTGCTTTGTAGGGCAATACTACCGTCTGTTACAGTCCCGCCAGTTGAGCCGAGATAACCCTGCGAAGTAACCCAAGACTCCGTTGCATATCCAGTAAGGCTTGGGACAACCTCCCACATACCGTTCATACGACCATAGAGGTTCCCATCGACATTGGCCTCCTGGATAAAGTTAGACGGATTGCTGGCATCGTACTTGTTGTCTAGGGCTAACTGGAGATCAGTCTGGTCAGAGAGCGTCCCGGTGATGTTGCCCCAAGTGGCTCCAAGGCCAGCGAGGTCGTAAATCGTAGCAAACGGATTGGCCGCCGAAGGAGAGTCCGCTAGGTTAAGTGCGCCAACAACATCGGAACCGAGCGTATCGACACCGAGGTTCTGCCAAATCATATCCTGCGTGATGCTATCCGGGTTTTGGTCTACATCGCGGCGCACGAAGCGAGCATTGGCAACCTGTTCGGACATAGCCGTACCAAGGGGTAGCGGGACGAGTACGCCGTCGGAAACAACATCAGCAAAGACATTGCAAGGCGTCTGGATCAGCGTGTACCGCTTGCCGTCTAGGCTGATTGAAACCTCAAGTACGGTAGACTTGCGTTCAGCGCCAGCGAGGAACTGGTGGCACTCTGCCGTGGCGAAGTTGATAGATCCAGAAAAGCCGTTGTAACCAACAAGACTTCCAACCGCAGTAAGGACGCTGTCCTCGGCAATGGCGATGTCCCATTGGTACTGCCCGGTGGAAAATACTTGGGCTGGAGACAACAGGCTGGCGATTGAAGAGGTGCTTGCGTTGTAGGCCACGATGGCCGTCTTGCTACCGTAGGAGATGGTCATCGTCCCGGCCCTAGGCTGGGGGTTGATGGTCACCCGCCAGATACTGTTGGTGCCATTCCAAGCCTGGACTTCGGATACGCTAACAGATGGGGTGGGAAGGGCAGTCCAGACTACACCTAGAGCAATCGGATTTTGGCGCAGTTCAACAAAAACAATCTGCCTATGTTCGGCACTACCAGTTTGGACGAGGCTGATGGACTCGTAGGAGGAGGGGGTGAGGGTATCGGAGCCGATGCCGATGGAAGGTTTGAGGCCATAAGTGTTCCAGGTGATCGAGTAGCCGTCGCCAGTCTTAGAGACGGTTAAGCCACCTTCGGACGATACTTCCGTAAGGGCGTTCAGGGCAACGGACACCTGTGAGGTAGTTGCGTTGTAGGGTACAGAATCTGTTTCCGTAGTATCAACCATCAAAGACCAAGTACCACCAGTAGGGTAGGTGTTGGTATCGCCTACGGCTACGCTGATCGCGGCGCCAGCCGGGAAAGGAACCTCAACAGGGGCAGTACCTACGCCAGCGGACGCAACGATGTGAAGTTCAAGTTGAGCAACATTGCCCTGATAGAAAGAAGGCGCGGACGCCTGGATGAATGCGTTCTGGTTCGCAAGAAGGCGGTTGGCATCGGTTGCCATCCAAAAGCGGTAGGTATTGATAGCCATAGTCCTAAGCCTTGCCCCCTGTCAAAAGGGGGTCAAGTCACCACTTTGAACTTCTCTACGCCAGTAAGTCCGAAGCCCCAATCCTGCCCTACGCTAGTATAAAGGTACTGACTTGAAGGGGGTTCGGCACTAGCATCAATGGTTCCAGATGTGGCCGCCGCAGTTAGGGTCTTGCCTACCATATATTTGAAGTCCCTTTGGTCTAAATAGATGGTGATGTAGCCACTCCAAGATGGTGGTTGCATAGGTTCGTATGGATTAGCCTCAAACTCAATATATGGGGTAAAAGAATTGGGGTCTTGTCTTACAAGTGTTCCGCTGTCTGGCGTAAAATAAGGAGGTGTATATGGACTCTCTCCAGGTGCAGGAGGGAAAACTTTGTTATGAGTAGTAAGGACAAACCCCGCTGGTGGGTAAAGGAAGATTTGTGTGCCATTCGTGAACAGCACAGACCTAAAAGCACCCCAAGTGCTTATATATTCCTCTGTCCCGATGATATAACTCATCAGACTCGTGCGAAGTAATAGTTCGCCGTATTGGTTCCAAGTTTGATGCGGTCAGTCCAGAGGGAACCTGTGACATACTGTTCAATCGTCGTTCCAACAAGTTTGGCAACCTTGATGTAGCCATAGGTATTGGTATCTACTGGCATAGTTGTTCCGTGTTGAACGGTAACAGTCTTAGGATATTCATAAGAACCAGACTGTTCAGCCTCGCAACGAATCCATACCAAGTCTCCGTCTGCCATCGTGAAGGCCGCATCGATGTCATCCGGGATCTTGTTATTAACCGTACCAGAGCATACGGAGTAGTAGGTGGTTCCTTCTTCAACGGAGTCAATGTTGACCTGGAACGGATGCTCACAGACAGACCCGGTACAACCACCGATAATGGTGAAGTCTGGATTATTGGCTACGGCTCCAGTCATATTGAACACACCATCTGTCGTGACATCGCCAGAGAAGTCCTTACAGGCTTTGCAATCGTCACGGTTGACAATCATATCCCAAGCAGGGCTACTGTTCTTGTTCTTGTTGTAAGGGTCATCTTCTTCCGTAAGGTCTTCCTCATTCATCAACTGGGTCATACCCATCTGCATTGGAGAGGTTAGATCAAGGTTCCCGGTGTGGTACTGGATAAGTTCAAACCTGTAATTATACCTAACAACTCCACTTGTGTTAGCGGTGATAAGGTCGATTGGGAGTCCCTGTAAGGCATTGACAAATGTTACATAGAAAAATCCGTCATTACCAGATACCTGTACATTCCCGGTTAGTTCTGGGATGGCGTTGAGCGATCGAAAGAGGTTTAGCGCATCTGGGCCAATAGAAGAGGTTGATGTGTAATCCCAGATAACTGAGAATGGAATTGGTGACGGTATTCCATTGTATGAGAAAACAATTGCACCAGCCATAGCCTCTCCCAGTAGATTGATATTCTGAATGGTGTTACACACCCCTGGAACTCCAGGCTGTTCATACGCTACATAACACTCAAACACTCCAGACCCAGCCGGGATTATGGTAGCAATCGCCTTGTAGTTATAACCAATCTTACGAGGGTTAAGCCAAGTAGTATGACAATGCCCCCAATCGCTATCTGGGAATGGCGCTGGCAAGTGATCGTATCCAGCCATCTTCTGGATATTCATAGTCTGCTCGTAGATAGAGGGGCCGGGGTCAACCTCGACCTTGTTAATGTCACCTGGATTGCTTTGGGCAAACAAACCTAGGGTTGGTAGACCTGTATTTACTACTGAACTTTCGCTGAAGGGTGGCACACCAACATCCACATCCCATTTAAAGGCGTAGAGGATAACAGGATCGTTAGTATCAAAAAGACGATAGCCACCACCTTCTTCCATAGTCTGATTTGAAAATGTTGGGTCTGGGTCAAAGTATGGATTGGGAAACATTTCTTCGTAACTGGTACGAGAACCACTTGGGCAGATTTGAATCTTCTTAAACCAAGCCTGTTTGGTGTGCGTAAATGCCCCACCGCTGATAAGGGGCATATTGCTTGAACTGTAGGACACCGTACCTGTTGCTATGCGAAGATAGCGGAATCCGTTAATATTTTCAATAAAGCATTGGAACGGAGAGGCGTTGAGCGTCCGACCAGAACCGTCTCCTAGTTGCGCCGGGAGGACGCTTTGAGGTGTGCTTGTTCCACCACCATCTCCAGGCAGAGTCATTGAGCCGATGAAGTTCTGTGTGATCTCCCACCCGCCTTCAATAGGCGGGTCAGCCTCTGGGTCTGGCGCTACATAGATAACGCTACCAACCTTTACAACTTCCCAAGTGGCAAGGGGGACAGGAGGCGCTCCAGGGAATGTAACTGGGCAAGTAGGTACATAGTCTGGTACGGCTACGATGATTGGGTCTAGATCAAATGGGAGATTGGTTGCCTTAAAGATAAAAATACCAATAGGGATACCAGAAACCTTTGGAACACGGATGCCACCATCACCGATGAAGATGGCATTCTCATCGTCGATGATTGGGAAGGTTGGGAGCGCAAACCAGTTCTCAATGGTTGTCTGGCTGGTGCAAGCAGGGGGTAGTGGAACCGGGATTGGTGATTCCTCTTGAAGGAGTTTAGGACACCAAACTACCTCGCCCTTTACAACCCGGATGATTGAAAATCCAGTTGTGTTGGTTCCTACGGCATAAGGTTCAACTACAATCTGGAACTGCTGAAGTATGCCACCTTGATTGTCCTGTACGCCCTGTGGGATGTACATACCAACGCCGCCGTTGTTAGAGGTAAATAACACCCCATCTGATGGGCCAACTTGCGCCTTGTCAGCCGATGCCGCCAACTTGTTGAAAGTCTTTGCGTACAGGTGATCTCCAGGGGACATACCCCCAGAGGCGTTGTTTGAAAAGCCTTCTAGTCCCATTAGTCGTGAGGGCTAGTTTCGTCGAAAGGATAGATGTCCGTATCCCATCCAATAATACCAGACATCATAAGATCAGCCTGGACCTTGTAGAGGCCACCGAACACTTCAACGGATGCACTTGTGCATAGGTAGGTTCGATTTCGCTCAATGCCGTTTGGCAATGTGAGCGGTAGTTCCGAGTCAAAATTATCAAGTAGGCTGTTGTATGGAGCCGGGAGAACGATGGCTCCAATGTTGCCAAGGTTAGCCCATCCAACGCGAAGCACGGTCTTTTGAGCCGTTTCTGCGCTGTTGGTGTATGCAAGGCAACGCAGAGTTACGCCCGGTTTAAAGTAAGCCTTAATGCCAGCCTTTAGGTTAACATCTTCTGATAGATCGCGAGAGGGCAGGAACCCGACGAACTGATACTGTTGTACCTGTGTTGCGTTAGTAGTAACAAGTGAGAAGTGAGCCTTGTTTGGGTTCTTTGACTTATCGCTTTCGTTCGCGTAGATATAGGCCGCAGGGCCAGCGAGGGGGATTCCGTTACCAATTGCGGCGCATTGAACCTTGGTGAAGTTAGGGTGCGTCTCAATGGCTTCCTGTGATGTGGCGCTGGATACCTGGACTTGCGTGACCGTAGAGTCGGAAGATCCGTCAATACCACAGTATTCTGCCGTAACGGTAACGATGCCATTGTTCGTTGATGCAACCGCCTTATGGAGCGTCATGTTCTCCATATTGGTGATCGGCGGTGAGTCACCGCGCTTGAAATCGGTGGCGATATCGTAGGACTTGTCCGAGTCTGCGGTGAACTTCAACTGCATCGTCTTGAGGCCGAAGCCGTCGTGCGATATAGTCCAGTTCTTATCCATCACATAGGTGGAAGCGAGTTTCTCTCCAAACTCCTTGAAGGTAATCGCGCTGGGCTGGAAGATCGGGAATGACATGGTTATTTGGCTAGAGGGCCGTTGGTGTCTGGAGGGGGAGGTGTGTTGTTGCCACCACCGAAAGGATTCTTGTTAAGGAGGTTGTCCATAGCATCAGCCATCCTCCGGGTATTACCCTCAATCTTTTCCTGCAAGTCAACACGCGAAATGGCAGAAAGTACATCACCGCCACCAACCTGTTGCATCTTGGACGCCGCCTGGAAGACGCCACCCTGAAGGCTCATCTTTCCTTCATCCTTCAGTTTATCGTCAAATGCGCTCATAATCGCCTTGTCGGATTCAGAAAGATTTTCCAACTTGCCACCACGCATAGCAAGGAAGCGATCACGGACTGTCTTAGTGTCTTCCCCGGCGCCACGGATGCCCTCTGCGGCGTTAAAGCGAGCGGCTCCAGCGCCAAGGCTGGTTCCAGTTGCCTCGTCTGTTAGCGCTTTGCCTGGTGAAAAAAAGGCTGTTGCGTAATCACCAAACCTTGAAGCGGAGTTGGTAAGGGTTGCAAGAATTCCGCGATTTGCTGGTTGGAGCAGTTTATCAACTGCTTCCTTTGCCGTGACATCACCAGACGAAACCCTGCCAGACATCCTATCGGCTGAAATAGATTCAGCGCGGCTATATCCAGAGATGTCTTCTGCCAATGTTGCTCCAACAGTCTCAGCAATCTGTGTTCCAGATCGACCAAGTGCCGCAGAGGCAGAGATGGTCTGTGAATTTACAACAGGTGCGGCGGCGGCAATACGCTCGATTTCAGCGCTTCCATTGCGGAGCATAGGAATCATGTCCTTGAATGATCCACCGAACAACTGGTTGCCCAGGGCGGCCATCTCGGCGGTCTCGGCGTGTTTCTTGTAGGCGTCGGCCATCTTCTTCAGAACATCGATGGCTCCTACGCTGTGGTTCTTTACGCTGTCTACATTGATGCCAAGTTTTGATAGGGCAATGATGCTTGTGCCGCCGTATAAGGTAAGTTTACCAAGTTCCTTGTTGGCGTTAGACATCGCATTTGCGAATGTTTCAAACGAAACCCCAGACATCTGGGCGGCGTAACCGTACTTCTGGATTTCTTCTGCTGAAAGTCCAGTAGTGCGGGAAACCTTTTCAATCTTCTGGGAATATTCTACACCCAATTTAACCATCTCAACATACTTCTCTGCCGCCATCCTTGCTCCATCCCATGCCACTCCAACAAGATTGATGCCAGATAGCATACCAGAGAATTGAGCGGTAATGTCTTTGCTGAATTCATTCCCCCATCCTTGCTCCCAGGGGAAGGAAGCCCTATCCCGGCGCTTTGGTGGGGTTTGTCCGTTGTTACCAGAGCCACTAGGAGTACCGCCAGAAACGCGACCACCAGATCCAGAGCCGCCACTAGCGCCACCGCCAGACGCAGGGATCTGGTTTGGTACGGTGACATTCTGTAGGCCAGTCGTGTCCGCGACAAACTTTACTTTTACTTCGTCGGAACTCATCGGCGGCTACGCTTCTCCTTAGCGGCTTTGATCTTCTCTTCCATTGCCTCAAGGCGTTTCATAGAGTCTAAATCCTCTTGTGTGAGGATATTGATGTCACCGCCGTCGGCGATAACATTGGCTAGGTACATCCACATGGCTTCTGCTTCTGGCATCGTCCAGGCCATCTCGTAGCCAATGCCGTTCCTAGTTAGGTTGGTCACACAGGCTAGGACAACCGGGACGCCACGGCTTGAGGATGTCTTCTCCCTGTCCCACATGATTGGCATATTGTCCTGCATATTCATGTACTCGGACATATTATCCATCTGCCGTTTGTACTCTTCGTTATCAAGAAACAGTTTAAAGAATACATCGGCTTCGGCCTTGGTTGCTGTAACGGAGAGCATCTCCTTTAAGTCGTAAGTGGAAAGGATGCGGGCGGCAACGATGAGGTCTTGAGGGGAGACTGATTTCTCAGGGATCAGCAGGGGTGACTCAATCTCCTGCAAGATGAGCCTATGCCGTAGGCACATAGGCTTCAAAACGCGGCCGCAGACCTCAACCTCTAGGATTGAAGTCTTGACGGCTTGGTTGAAGCGGCTGTCGATGCCGCCTTCCATATTACGCGATCTCCTGGTACTTGACCGCGCGGACGGAGAGTTTGCGGTACTCCTGGTTGGAGCCGCGATCCGTAACTTCCTTGACGATCCAAGTCAAGTTATCGTAGGTCAGCGTATTGCCGGGAAGAACTGCGTCGGTAACCTTGATGACGCCTTCGATGGTAATTTCATTACGCTCATCGTCCAGGCGGTCAGTAATGACGCGACCCTGCTCGTCCATGACTTCAACATCAAGGGCGTAGCGGACAGTCCAGGAGTCAGACTGGACAACAAGACCCACGACGCTGTCGTAAGGGCCAAAAACAAGGGCTTCGCCGAATTCGTGTAGAGCCATAGTGGTAAGTTATACCAATGGCCTAATGTCAAACTGGGTTGGGTGGGAGGACGGCCACAAGGGTGTAAGTTACCTTGTTGCCGTGATTTCGGCTCTGCATACCCTCATCGTCAGATTCGATCCAAGCGGAGTAAAGTTTACCCTCACCAGCGCCCCAAAGGGACTTGAGGGCAACAATGTCGGACATTAAGCCGTGAACCTTGGACACACGCTCCCGGTGGGTAGCAAGGGTGTCATCGTCGGCGCTAGAGTAGATATACACCTCCAACTTGACATGGTAGTTCCCAAGCGGACTTGCCCCAAGTTCCCTAGGGGAAGACGATTCGGAGGCATATACAACAACCATAGGCAGGGAACGGAGGCTATCCGTGATGCCCTTTACCACCGTAGTATCGGTGATATTAGTGGATAAATAGGAGGAAATCTTGTCCTCCACAATGGATCGGATGAGGGCGCTCATTAAGAGATATCGAATCCTCCACCAATACCGTGGTGCGAGGCAAGATGGAAAAGCATATCGGCGTTGCCGTTTTTGACCAGTTTCTGGTAAATTTCTTCACGCATAGAGTAATTGCGGTAATTGATCGCTAGTTTGTACCCATCCCTGGTAGCCCTATGCAGTCCCTGAACCTTGTTACCCACAGTAACAGAAGGCCGGGTAGGGTTTCCCAGTTGGTTAACAAGGGTGCCTGTGTTCCATTGGTTACCCCTGATCCAGTAGCCCACATTCTTGAGTCTACCGAGTTGGGAGCCAGCGGTGTACCACCCGGCCTTCAAACGGCCTACATGGGCTTCCACGCGCTTGGAATAGGCTTTCACGGCGCTACCATCATCGTCCACAACATAGCGAGTTCCGAACTTGGATGCGGCCTTCATGTTCTTGAAGTAATCCTCGGTGTTATTGCCGCCTCGTTCACGCTCATGGATGCTCTTGATGACGCCAGATCCCTTGTTGAAGGTGTCCAACTTGACAAGACCTGGACTCATAGCCGCCTCCTGCTGGGCAAACTCCCATTGCTGGAACTTCGTCCAAAGGCCGGGGAAATTGTCCCCATCCTTGAGCCACTTTGGGAGCATAGGATTGGACAGTTTCTTTCGGGCGCGTAGCCAAGCAGAGAAGACGCCTTCGTTGCCATACTGGAGGATCTCCCCGGCGCCAACGAACTTGAGGGGCAAGAAGATGCCCTTGATCTGTGACTGAACACGGTCAGCGCCATTGAGCCTAGCCCTAGCGCTACGGCCATCATGCCCCATCCCTCCCTCCCAGGGCATAGTGAAGTCAAGCATATCGTCGCAGAATAGGCGGGCTTGCTTCTTTAGCAGATTGGCAACCTTGCCACCCATTACGATGCAGTAAGCGCCAAGGGTCTGGCGCAATTGCTGTTCGTTGGTAACTACGCCTTTGCGTACCGTAATCGTACCGTACTGTGTGATCATTGCTCCTTGGTCTGAACCTTGGCTACAAGCCAAGCAGACGGAGGACGATTGGCGATAGCCACGATGCGGTAGTCCTGCCCATCGTAGTTGATGATGTTTCCGTAGGCAAACAGGCCGGGATGGCTGGCCGCAACGGTACGCAGAACCTTCACTTCAAAAGTAGTGGAATTAAGGAAGCCACCAGTCTCCATATCCTGGAGAACCATAGGCTGGGTAACCTGTGCCTTAAACGCTACAGGAGTGCCACCAGGGACATTCTTAATCGTGATGTCCTTACCAATCTCATTAAGGATTGATTGGGCATCAGCCGTGAACTCATCCCAGATAGACATACCGTTGGCCTCTGGTCAAAAGAAGAGGCCCACCACTTGTGTGGTGAGCCTCTCTGCATTGGCGCGGCGAGGGGGAGACTTTCCCCCTCTGAAACTTAGACCGTGAAGGAAATCTTCTGGAGCGCGTCCGGGTTGCCCTTCGCAGAACCGACGAGCCAGTTGGCCGACAGTTTGTGAAGACCAGCCGACCAGTCGTACCAGTAGCGCAGAGCATACGAGAACTGGCTGTCCGGGTCGGTAACGATCGTCTGTTCGCCACCACCAGTCGTGGGAGCGGCAGGGACGCGGGTCACGACAACGAGACCTTCCTTGCAGGAGACAACACCATTGAGGCCAGCCTCGATGCCAGCGGCGTCAAAGCCGTTGTACTCGAAGAAGTCGATGCCGTGAATCATACCGAGGCGGTTGCCACGGATGACTTCAGAGGTACCGATGGAGAACGCCTGGGCGATCACCGGGTCGGAGATCAACTGCTGGTAGGCATCGGGGCTGATAAGAGCCGAGCGACCTTCCTGAGGGAGGTTAGCCTTGGTCAGGCTCTTGGCGATGTTGGAGACCGCGATGCGGTTGAATCCAGACTGAGCGCCATCGTAACCGTCGGCGAAGGAGGTATCAACCTTGGTGAGAACCTGGTCGAACAGGGACTTGACGACAGCGTTAGCCATCGGAGCCATGAAGAGGCGACGGAGGCGTTCCATCGAGAGCGTGGCGACTTCGTAGTCGGTGAACGCGATGGTTACATGCTTCTGGTCAACGAGGGTGACCGGGACATCCGTCGAGACGGCGTCCTGTTCAACGAAGCCAGTTGCGCGGGCGTAATTAGCGGCCGTGAACTTGCCAGCGTAGCGGGTGTGAACCGTGGTACCGCGTTCAGCGACATAGGCGCCGAAGTCGGTGACCGCGATCTTGGTGAGGGGCTGGAGTTGCGGGACGAGCGTCCGCAGGGACTCTTCAGCCACCAACTGGAGGGTCAAGCCTCCGATTGCGTTAGACATATTAGTGTTTTAGGGTTTGAGGGTGAGAGGGATTAGCGAATGCCAGCGGCCTGGAGAAGCGCAGACTTGTTAAGGTCGTAGAACTTCTGAGCGGCCTTGGGATCGGACTTCTTGAGGAGCGCCCATTCCTGAGCGATTTCATCAGGGGTCTTGGAAATAGCGGCGTTTTCAACCGGGCTGACTTCAACTGGATCAACGCCAACAGAGGCGGCGATGGAAGCGGCTTTCTTGCCAGCCGTCTGGAAGGAGGCTTCCAGGGCGGTGTACTTCTTGGCGGCCTCGGCGAGGGCGCCTTCCAGTTCAACAACCTTAGCGGCCATCTTCTCGATGGCGCTAACGGCTTCAGAGAACTTGGAGGCAGAAGCGGCGAGTTCAGCGTCCTTAGCGGCAAGGGATTCCTTGGTCGCGGTAAGTTCGACAGACGAGGCTTCGGCTTCGGCGGCCTTCCCGGTGAAGGCTTCCTTGAGCGAATTAAGGCGTTCTTCGATGGTCATAGCAGTTATTGCTGTTGGCCTGATGTCAAACGATGTACTCGGAGAGGACATCCTCGATGCCACTCACGATCCCGGTCACAAAGCCCTTATCAGCGGCCTTTTTGCCAACGAAAGACTGGCCTTCCATGTCCTCGTCTTTGACGAACTTTCGGACAGATTTGACCGTATCCTTGAATTCCGTGTGGGTCTCGTTGACATCTTCTTGGAGGTACTTGCGCTGATCGTCGGTGAGGCTAGTGCCTTCCATGCCGATTGCCTTGTACTTGCCAGACTTGATAACCTCCATTTTGACGCCGTCCATTGCGTAGGCTTCAGACACATCAGGGAAGGCCATGTAGACCCCAACGGAGCCTACTTCAGCGGACTTGGTGATATTGAAGCGCTTCGCCTGGGAGCCTAGGTAATAGGCGGCAGACTGGCAGGAGCGCTCGCAATAGGATTCGCAATGCTTTGGCATCGTGCGGATCTTCTCGGCCAGTTCGCCTAGACCTTCGGTGCTTCCACCTGGAGAATCAAACTCTAGGACAACCTTGCCAACGGCTGGGTTAGAAATGGCTTCATCGATGTTGGCCGAGATATCATCCACATCAACGGAGTTACACATTTTCTCGATATCGGACAGGCCGCGCCCGATGACACCCTTGACCGGGATGATGGCGGTCTTGCCAACAATCTCCATCTTGGGCTGTTCGCCGAACATCATCTTGAGGATATCGGCTACCTCGGAGGCATTGGTGTCCGTGGTGATCTCCAGCGCCTGGAAGCGATCAATGTGTGACTTTGCAATGGAAGGATGAATCATCAGGGGTCGCCCGGTCTTCATCGCTTTGATAAGGTGTCGCATATGGTATAAAAAATAAAAAGAAAAATTATCTACCCTGTGGGTCTTCAAGTTCGTCCGATTCGGCGTCATCTTCTTCAACCTTACTGCCTTCGTTTGAGATTTCGGCGCTGGACTTCTCGTCCATGTCCTCGTCGATGTCTTCACCCTCTTCCTTTGGCTCTTCACCAGTAATGTCCTGGAGGGCAACATTGGTAGGCTTGATAAGCATCCAGAGCGGAACATCGTATTCCTTAGCCATATCCTTGAACATCTTAGCCTCAACGGCACGACGGCGAACCATCGTGGAGAAGTGTTCGCCCTCTTCCAGGCAGTTATCACCAATCGTCTTCAGGCCGTATTCGATGTCAGCGCGGTTCTGTGCGGCATCACGGCCAGCGTCTACGGTCACAGACTTAGGGGTAGTCCATAGAACCTTGTTCCAATTCTCACAAGAAGGCACAGCACCAGCGGTGATAGCGTCTCCCATGACATAACCCCAAACAGGGGTAAGCAGTCGATTCATCAGGACGGACTGGAAGTGTCCAAACTTGCGAGCGGCCTTGGCAACGATCAGGCGCATTGAAGCACCGCCAGCCTTGGCCGGGTCATGGACAAACTCATAGGGCAAGATGCCCGCAAGAGAGTCACGAATTAGATGCTCCATGAATCCGTTAAAAGTCGGGTTGGGGCGATTTGATACAAAAGATTCTAATTTTTCACCTGGGCTTAGGGCTAGGATCTTGCCGCCAATAAAGGTGGAAGCCTCGTTGGGATCAGTAACGCCGTCATTGAAACTTTGCGGACGCATAC